CGGAGGTTTCCCAGGTGCCCGACTTCAGATGTGACGCTGAGGCGCACGCTGCACGGTCTTACCCTCGCGAATCGTGTGGACTTGTCGTCAATGGGCAGTATTGGCCTTGCAGGAACGCAGCAGATACTCCGGAAGACACGTTTGTGTTGGAGCCGCGTGATTACGCCGTCGCCGCGATGATGGGCAAGGTTGAGGCTGTTGTGCATTCGCATCCGCAAGGTGGACCCGCAAGCGAGTCGGACCAAACTGTGTGTAGCCATGGCTCTGTCCCGTGGCACATTTGGCAGATGCCTGAACGTGAATGGTCGACTATCAATCCCTGACCGGTCGTCAGTGGGAGTACGGCAAAGCTGACTGTTTCACGTTGGTGCGTGATTGGTTCAAGCTGCAAGGCATTACCCTGCCGGACTACGAGCGGCCAGAGAGCACCTACACCTGCGAAAGCATCTTTCTGGATCAAGCAGAACGCATTGGCTTTAAGCAGGTGACCATGCAGACGCGGCTGCCTGGTGATGTATTGATCATGAGAATCGGTACACGCACGCCGATGCACGCCGCTGTCTTGCTGCCGCATGAGCGTATCTTGCACCAGCAACGTGATTCGCTAAGTGCGGTAGTCCCTCTCAACAGATACTATTTGGCAAGGGTCGCGGCGGTCTTTCGATATGCAGGAGCAAGTCGTCCGACTGCTGGGTGATCTAGGTGAGCGGCACGGCTCTGAGCACACCTTTTTCAACCTCCGCACGCCTGCTGATGCCATTAAGTTGCTGTGCATCAACTACCCAGAGTTCAGGAATGAGTTAGCGACAGCGCATGAGAGCGGTATTGGTTACCGGGTCCTGCAGGCTGGCGTTGACCTGAATCCTGATGAATTGCACCTGCCAATAGGGCAGAACGATCTAATTGTGACTCCTGTGCTTGCCGGTGCAGGTGGTGCAGGAAGAGTTTTTGCAGGAATTGGTCTGATTGCTGCATCGTTTTTGTTCCCTGGTGCTGGCTTATTCGGCACTACTGGCTTGTTTGGCGCAGGTCAAGCAGTTGTTGGTGTTTCGTCTGTTGCTGTTCTAAATGCCGCTGCGGTCGGAACAGCTGTTTCAGTTCTTGGCGCGAGCATGGTGCTTGGCGGCATAACGCAGATGTTGTCCCCACAGCCTGAGCTGCCAAACGGCGGGGTAAACACTAGGAACGACTTTCAAGCGACAAGACCAGAATCCGTGAATCGCGGCTCCAATGGACAACAGTCTTACGCTTATCTGGGCGCACAAAACACGGTCGGCGTCGGTGCAACAATTCCAGTGGCTTACGGCAAGGTTCTAATCGGCTCGCACGTTATCTCAGCGGATGTTGATGTTGCTGATGAATCTGATCCGATCAAAAAATTTACCCGAACGCCAGGCTCTGGCACCATGACGGTCAATGGGAACAAGCTTGAGTTTGGGAAGCGAAGAGACGACAGCGCACGTTGGAACAACGTTAAATTTCAGCTCAATCGCTCAAGCTCTGCGGATAAATTTACAAACATCCAGCGTGATGACAAGAAAACGGCCGCAAACAATTTCCGCCTTGAATTTACAGAAGGACCGACTAAAGACCCAAACAAGTACTTTGTGTTTTTAGAGGTAAACAAGCTGTTTGAGTTCGTTAGCGGGGCAGGTTCCACAAAGACAGATGGGTTTATCACTTACAAGATAGAATCAAGACGAGAGGGCACCACTAACATTCATGCTGTCGATCAATTCACTATACAAGGATTAACAATGGGCAGATACAGGTGGTATCACAAGTTTGACCCGAATAAATCGCCAAACATAGATTTCTACAAGCTTGACATTACAATCGTCGATGCGTCGGTTGATTCCTCTGTTGAGCTTATCGTCCGGCATGGATTTAACCCTAGCATTTCATAACCATGGCACTTAACTCTACTTCTAGCGTTCGTCTTGTTGACCTCTTGTGTGAAGGGCCTATCGAGGGTTTTGACAACTTTGGTGAAGAGGTGTTCTTTGACGAAACCCCGTTGAAGACAGGTTCAGCGTTTAACTTTCCCAAAGAGGATCGTAGTCTTGCTTACCGTTTGGGTGGCCGGAGACAATCAAAGCTTCCTCAGGCAGGTAATGCAACAACAACAATCACAAGTGTTGCTACTGAGGTTGGCCAAAATTATTCTGAAACAGTAAACGCTAACGACGAAGTAACTGCTAGGGACTACGGCGCTGGCACTCTGATAAGGCAAATATCTGACTCAGAAGTTGATTCAGTCCAGCTGCTGTTTACGATTCCTCGTTTGTTTTCTACCGCTCAAGAAGGGCTAGCGAAAGGTCAGCCGTTTAACGGCAGCATCCGTATTGTTGTTTCTGTGCAGCGACAGGGATCTGCTTACGTTAAGAAGTTTGATAAAACAATAACCGGCATTTCAATCACTGACTATCAAATTAAAACACCAGTCATTGAGCTGCCGCGTGACAAAAAAGGGGAGGGCTATCCTTGGAACATCAAAGTCGAAAAAATAAACCTTAAAGAAGATTTTTTTGAGGTTAAGTTTGCAAATTTTGAAGAGGTCTCAAAAAAACTGCCTCTTGCTAGTGGTCGCGCTAATCAACTAATTTGGAGTTCTATCATTGAGCGACAGGAGATTCGCAGCACATATCCCTACACAGCTTGTGTTGGCGTTGAGTTAAACACTAGGCAATTCAGTAATCTGCCAAGCCGTGCCTATTTAATTAAAGGGCGACGGGTCAAAATCCCGCACAACGCAAATGTACGCACGGCAGATGGCAGCTTGGCGTTCGCTGATGGTGTCGCGTTTGACGGCAGAACCCGTACAGCTTGGACAACTTGCCCTGTCTGCATTTTTGCCGACATGGTGCTTAACGACAGGTATGGGTGCGGTGATTTTGTGGACTCGTCAAATCTCAGCTATACAGACCTTTATCCTCTAATTCAATACGCTAACCAATACGTTACGAACCGAGACGGCACGCAAGAGCCACGGTTTGCCTGCAACGTTGTCATCGGTGATCGTGCAGCGGCTTTCAATGTCCTGCAAGATCTCGCCTCGGTGTTTCGTGGGATGTCCTACTGGAGCACTAACAGCGTGCAGCTAGCCGCTGATCACGGCAACCTCAACGGCTCTGCCGTTGATCCAGTTCACCTATATACGAACAGCAACGTCATTGAGGGCGTTTTCAACTACACGGGTTCGTCGCTCAAAACGCGAAGCACCAGCATTCGCGTCCGCTACAACGACCCCGACAACTTTTACAAGCCGAACTTCGTCGTTGTTGAAGACGCCGCGCTAATCACCAAGTACGGCTATCAAGTCCGCGAGGTTGTCGGGTTTGGCTGCACGTCACGCAATCAGGCGTACCGCCTAGGCCGCTGGATGATGGCGTCAGAAGAGCTAGACGGCGAAACCGTCACGTTTTCGACTGGCCTGCAAGGCGCAATCGTTCTGCCTGGCCAGGTGTTTGCTGTTGCCGATGAAATGCGGCAGGGCGCACGCATCGCTGGCCGTTGTAGCGCAGCAACTACGACAACGGTGACTGCAGACATCGTGGTGTCGCTGCCTAGTGGTTCTGGTCACACGCTCACCGCAACTCTGCCTGACGGAACGATTGAAACTAAGACGATCAGTAGTGTTGCTGGCTCTGTCATCACCGTGTCGTCTGCGTTCAGCGCAGCACCGTTGGCTCAATCGATTTGGTCGATTCAGTCGTCAAGCGTGGCTCATCAAAAGTTTCGCTGCATCTCAGTTGCCGACGGTGGTGATGGCACATTTGCAATCGTTGGTGTTCAGCACAACGACAGCATTTATGACGTGGCTGATAACGCCGATGATTTGGAATATCAATCGGTCACGACGTTCGACAAAATCCCGACAGCCCCTAGCGGTCTGACATTTGAGACGAAAGAAGTCCGGCAAAACAACAACGTTGTCAACGACGTTTTCCTAGGTTTCAAGCGTGACGATGACGGCAACATCAGCGGTTACGAGATTCGTTACAAGATCGGTAGTGGCAACTTCCGAACCGTCAAGCAAACGAACAATGTGCTGAGGGTTGCAGGGATTAAGGCTGGAGTGACTATTACGTTCCAAATTCGTGCGATTGGTCGCGACGGCACTTTTAAGCACTCATCTTGGACATCCGGCACATTTGTTGTCCCTAGAGAAGATCAAAGCTCTGGCGGTCAAAACACGACCCCAGTCGTTCAATTACCACCTGGCCCGCTCAACGTACAACTAGAGCCGCATCGCTCAAACCAAGTGATGCTTACTTGGTCCTTGCCAAAAGAGGGCTTAGGCGCAACCGGCGACAGAATTAATGCTGAGATTCGCCATAGCTCAAAGACTGACGGCTCTGGCACTTGGCCGAACAGCTCGAAACTGACCACCGTCAAAGCAAATACGTTCTACGCAATCCTGCCGGAACTGTCAGGCGAGTACCTTGTCCGGTTCATCGATGATAAGAACAAGAAAAGCTCAGAGGTTAGGTCCGTCGTTCACACGCTGACGGATGCACAGCCGCGATTGCTGGTGCTAGAAGACCGTGAGGACACTGACTCGCCTGAGTTCCAAGGGCAAAGGAATGACACGTTCTATTCAGAGGAGTACGACGCACTGGTCATTGATGGCGACGAAACTATCGACGACATCTTGGACATCGATGACCTGGGCAGCTTTGACTTCCTAGGCACGCGGAAGAGCGAAGGCGAGTATTTCTTCGCCAACACGCTTGACCTAGGCGCAAAGTTTGACATCGAGTTCAGCCGCCATTTGGTGATGCGTGGCACCTATCCGGCTGATGACATTGATGAGCGCACAGTCAGGATCGACACTTGGACCGACTTTGATGGTCAAGAGGCTGACGACGTTAACGCTGAGGTCTACTTGCGGGCCTCAAACAATGGCATTACGGCAGAAAGCGAGCTGACGGAAGACGGCGACAAGCTGCTGCTAGAAGACGCTAACGACCAACAGCTTGAGAGCAACTTAGTGTTCGGTGATTGGGTGCCGCTGCGTAACGGGCACTTCCAAGGTCGCCTGTTCCAGTTTAAATGCGAGCTGAGCAGCGATCACGCTGACCAAACACCGTTGCTAGATGAGCTGGGCTTCAGCGCCAAGATGCCGCTGAGGACAGAGACCAGCTCTGTTATCACCTCTGGCACGGACTCCGGCGGCAAGGCTGTGACGTTTACTAATGCGTTTTTCCAAGATAGCGTCTTCTACAACACGCCACCGAGCATTGGCATCACAGCTTTCAACCTTGCGTCAGGCGATTACTATGAAGTGACTTCGATCACTAGGACTGGGTTCACAGTGACGTTTAAGAACAGCAGCAACGCTGTGATTAGTCGGAACTTCCAGTATCAAGCGGTCGGCTACGGCTCTGAGCAACCCTAAAAATGGCAACTCACGACTATGTGATCGCGAACGCCTCAGGCGCGAGCGTGAGGCAAGACATCAATAATGCTCTTCAGGCCATCGTTAGCAACAACAGCAACGCAACTTCCCCAGGCGTTACCTACGCCTATCAATTTTGGGTTGACACTACGGCCAACCAACTTAAGATCAGGAACAGTAGCAACGATGCGTGGATCACGCTGAGGGAGCTTGACGGCACGATCCTGATGCAGGACGGCACTGCCGCAGAGCCATCACTGTGTTTCAGGACTGACACTGATACTGGTTTTTACAAAGATGGTGACGGAAGAATTGGCATTACTACTGGAGGCGTAGAACGAGCAACGATTCTCGATGCTGGAGTTATATTTAACGACGCTGGAAACGATTGTAATTTCCGCGTTGAGTCAAGCGGCAACGCAAACATGCTGTTTGTTGATGGAGGTGAAGATGCTGTTGGAATAGGAACATCTACGCCCGGAAGCTATGGAGGCGCAGTATCACTAGCGACCGCTAGTTCTGGCAACAACACAGTTACGATTGCGGCTGGTACAAGTTCTAACTCGTCTATTCACTTTGCTGATGGCACGAGTGGCGATGATGCCTATAGAGGAATCATTAAATATGAGCACAGTACTAATGCGATGGCATTTAGCGCAGATGCCAGCGAGCGGATGCGACTAGATTCATCGTCTCGGTTGTTGCTGAATACAGCTTCTGCGATTGATAGTGACACTTCTATAAAATTCCATAGCGTAAGTAATTCTGGTGCTGGAATAGCTCTTGGAAGAAGTGATTCTTCTGTTACCAGCGGCGATGACCTTGGCAGGATTATATTTTATGGAAACGATGGTGGAACGTATCAGATCTGCGGGCAAATAAAATGTGAGGCGGACGGAACCCACGCAGATAGCGATAAGCCCTCACGTTTGTCATTTGGGACAACAGCGGACGGCGCAGGCAGCCCGACCGAGCGGATGGTTATTGATAACTCGGGGAATATTGGCATTGGAGCGTCAAGTCCTGCTAACCAATTAGAGCTTGCCAATGGAGATACAACAATACGTTTGAACGCAACTGCAGGCGGGAACGCGTTTTTAAAGTTCCTATCAAATACGGGCAACAATAATTATATTAATTTTGGAGATACTGACGATGATGATATTGGCAGCATTGTATATGTCCATAGTGACAATAGTATGCGGTTTACTACTAACGCGATTGAGCGGATGCGGATGACCTCAACCGGTCATATTCTTATCGACAAAACAGCTCAAGATGCAGCAGCTGCAGGCGCTCAATTTCGCGGAGATTATCCAGGTCTTTTGCAGCTCACCGTAAGTAACATACAGGTGCTCGGTGTAAACAGGCTTAATAGTGACGGAGATGTCATCGTTATTCGTCAAGATACAACTCCAGAAGGGTCTATCAGTGTTTCTGGCACGACTGTTTCATATAACGGCGGTCACTTATCTCGCTGGTCACAACTTGCAGGCGGCGCAGAACGCACTGAAATCCTTCGTGGCTCTGTGCTGAGCAACCTTGATGAGATGTGCGAATGGGCCTATGAAGCCCAAGACGCAGTGCTTTACACCGAGGAGGATGAACTACCTGAAGGTGTCAGTGTTGGCGACGTAAAAACACCTGCACGAGATGCGGGCACAGAAGACAACGAACAGCTGAACCGCATGAAGGTCAGTGATGTTGAAGGCGACCCAAATGTGTCGGGTGTGTTCCAAGCCTGGGACGATGACGATGACACCTACACCAACGACTTCTACTGCGCGGTGACGGGTGACTTCGTGATTCGCATTGCACAGGGCACAACCGTTGCACGCGGTGATCTGCTGATGTCTGCTGGTGATGGAACGGCAAAACCGCAGGATGATGACATCGTGCGTTCCAAGACCATCGCCAAAGTGATTAGCACCACGGTTTCTACTACTTACTCAGACGGCAGCTATTGCGTACCTTGTGTGCTGATGGCTTGCTGATCGGCCTAAACTTCCCTTGACTTCACTCCACCATGGCTAACACCTACGTTTGGAAGATTGCCGATCTTAATCGTGACCTTGGTGACGGTTTTGCTCACACGGCTCATTGGACCGTTGTCGCGATCAGCGATCAGGTTGATGCTGACAATCAGCCTTACAACTCAGGTGCTTACGGCAGCATTGGCCTAGATCGCCCTGACACCTTAGTTGACTTTGAGGATTTGACTGAGGCTGACATTGTGGCTGCTGTGCAGGCCAAACTCGGTGGCGCTGAAAGGGTCACTGAGATTCAGAATGCACTGGCTGCACGCATTGTTGAACAGATCACGCCGACCCAGGCGTCTGGCAAACCTTCTAGCTGGTAAGTCCCTTGGCTGATCGCAAAATCTCAGCTCTGACCGAGCTAACAGCACCTGCGTCTGGGGATCTGTTCCCAGTCGTCGATATTTCAGAGGCTGCCAACGCCGATAAGAACAAAAAAATCACCTACGGAACGATGTTCCGCGCCTTGCCTGATGGCACGGTTGGTGCTCCGTCGATTGGCTTTGCTAGCGATAACGCCACGTCTGGCATCTACCGGACGGCGGCAAATGAGATTGCGATCACTAACAACTCGGCATTTAACGCCAAGTTCACTACCTCAGGCTTTCAAGTCGGCTCTGGCACTGCTGCGGCGCAGCTGCATTTATTCAGTACCGACACGACTGATCAGGTCATCATTGAGAACACCGACGCTGGCCTAGATACTGCGCCGGATCTGGTGCTGTATCGCAACAGCGCATCACCTGCCGCCAGCGACAACCTCGGCAACCTTGAGTTCCGTGGTGAAGACAGTGGCGGCAACGCTCACGCCTATGCCCAGGTCAGCGCACAAATCCAGACCGCAACCGACGGTGCTGAAGACGGCATCCTGGATCTGATCACTTCAGCCGGTGGCAGCAGTGCTAGCCGTGTGCGCCTGTATGGCGAGTTTGTAGGCATTGGCGAAGCCACGCCAAGCAACCCACTGCATCTGACGACTGACCAGACGGGCACGCAGATTCAATCGGAATGTACGGCAGACGATGCAGGCTCCGGTGGTGACATCGTTCTGTTCCATCGGCGTGGCGCATCGAGTGCTGGTCAGGATGCCGACGTTCTGAGCACAGTGTTTTTCCGGGGCAAGAACGACAACTCAACACCGGAAGAGCTGAACTATGGCGCAGTTGAGGGCAGCATCAGCGATGCCACTGATGAGTCAGAAGACGGTGCTCTAAAGCTGAAGGTGATGAAGGCTGGCGCACTTTCGACGCAGCTTGAGGTCAGCGGAGCCAACATCGGGTTCTTCGGCGCTACGGCTGCGGCTCAGTCCACGCACGTCGCTGACATCACAACAACGGCAACTAGCGGCACCCTGCCAACAGCTAACGGCACCGTCACGATTGCCGATGCGGCGTCGCCAACGAACGCTGAGTTGCTTGAGTATTGCGTCGAGCTTGAGGCAAAGGTCGAGGCTCTCCTAGCCTTTGCAAGTGCTCATGGCCTGATGGCCTCTAGCTGATGGAGTCGCCTTATCGGTTGATTGTGTGCGGGTGGCTGTGTATCAGCAGCTTTGTGATGATGATCATCATTTCGTCTCACGTCTCCTTTGGGGCTGGCTACAAGCAAGCACAATCCGATCTGCGCTTTGAATCGCGATGCAACGACCTGACCCGATGATCTGCTCCAAGCCTGGGGCACAGGATGTTGTCGCAAACTCGAATCGGGTTGCCTGGATGGCCGCCTTGTTTGAAATGGATGGCCGGGACCAAATCAGTCACCCGATGTATGGCCTATATACGGGTTTAGCCGCTAAATATCAGAATTACGAATCGACTGATGGTTAAGTCACTCAGCGGACAAAATTTTGTCCCTAGCAAGCCAAAAAAGACACGTCAAGGGAATGGATCACATTCAAAACCGTCCCATGGACGGAAGAAGTATCGTGGCCAGGGAAAACGCTAATTCTCTTCCAAATGATCAAGCGTATTGCTTTTGGTGTAGCCGCTGGCGCACTTGCCTTGGCTCCCCTCTCTGCTCGCGCAGATTGGTATGTCAACCCTGAGTTCAACGGTGCCAGCTTTGGCGACGACTACCTGGGTGGAACGATCAATTTCGACTTGGGCTACGAAGGTTCTTCAGGCGTGTACAGCTATTTCATCCAGGGCGGGCCTGCTTGGGTCATGCCCAATGGCATGGACAACGAGATCAGGTTTGCCGGTAAGTTCGGCGGTGCTGTCCAAGCTTCCGAGAACGTTTCTGTATATGGCGAGCTGAGTGCCATGTCTGGCGATGAACTGTCTGTCGGTTCAAAGCTTGGCCTGAAGTACACCTTTTGAGGTATAACTCAAGCGGAAAGGTGTTCCCCGACTCCATTCCTCACACACAGGCAGGAGGCTCCCTAGCGGGGGCCTTTTGTTTATCTAGCCACCCATGCAGAAAATCATCAATGTCGTGGCAGCTGGCACCTTTGTGCTGGCCCTGGCGAACACTGCGGTGATCGTGTTGGCGGTTATCCGTGGCCCGTCGATGGTCAAAAAGCACATCAGTGACATCAAGCTGGAACTGACGGAGACGCTGACCCAGATGGTGCCGACTCAGATTGAAGGGGCTCTGCCTGAGTTCCCGAAGGCGACTGGTCCTGCGGTGCCGTTTCAGAACTAAACGCCGCCAGCCATTCGCGGATTAGCTGGCCTGTTGGTGTTGACTTTGGCCAACGTATGAAGGCCAGCAATTTTTTGGTGTCGGTGAATGACATAGCACTCGTCCCAGACTTGCAGATGTAAACCACGGGCGGCCCTTCTCTCATTCGCACCCGCTCAATAAACAGCGACCCTGCACAAAACCGCTCAGCCTTCATGCCGGAGATTCCAGAAATACAGATCCCGGAGATACAGATCAGGGCAATACCTGAGCCCCATGTTCTGCCCCCTCCGGTTACGCAGAACTTAGCCCCCAGGCCCATCTATGAGGTGCCGGGCTGCGCCAGGGTTCACAGGGACGCACATCTGAACCCGTCGCTGCTGCGGAATGACCCAAACGGTGTGGGCATTGCCTGCCCAGAAGGACAGCTCCCCAGCTACACGCCCATGGACTGGGATCCAAAGAAACTGCAGATTATTGAGCCAGCGCCTCTGCAGAACCAAGAGGAAGAGCAGCCACCAGCAGGGCAGAAAACCAAGCCAAAGCCGCCACCAGAGAAGAAGCCACCGCCAGAGGTCAAGTGTCCGCCAGCTGACGCCACAGAGGTGGGCACCTTGTCGCCCAATGGCCGCAAGATCCTGGAGTCTTACGAGCTGGTCGATGGCGTCTGCAAAGAGGTTTACCGGAACGTGCCGGTGACAGAGCAGCTGATCAGGGCGGTGCCGTCGCCCTACGAGGCAGCACAGACCGCGGGCATTGCCGTGGTGGCCACCACAGCTGCATTGAGCACGCCTTTTTTGGTGCGGATCATCAAGCCCGTGGTGAAAAAGCTGCTGACCAAGGCGAAGGAGATTGTGACCCGTAAGAAGGAGGCGCGGCCTTCTACTTTCCTCCGGAGGCAGGCGCAGCGGAAGGCGCGGAAATAGTGTGAGTGTGGGGCACCATTTCGACCGGCGGCACGGTCACGATCAGGTCACTGCAGACCACCGACATGCGGCCGGTGAACTGCACGCCTGCCTTGGCTAGCTCGCCGCATTGCTTGGCCCTGAACAGCTCATGCTCTAGGCGCTTGGTAGCTAGCAGTTGCTCTTGAAGCCTGATGTTTGTGTCCACGGCCCGGCGGCATTGCAAAGCCAAACGCTGATCCAAAGGCACCGAGAAAGTGGCCGTGATGCCGTAGTTCAGCGACCGGCGGTCCTTCTCAAAGCGTGGCAGCTCTGAGTAGTACAACACCTTGCCTGGGTTGTCCGGTTCGCCGTTGTCGTCGGCGTCTGCTGTCGAATAGACCGGCGTGCGGGTCACAGACTCAAAGGGCAGATCCCAGTTCTTGGCCCCAGTAACGAAGGGCGACACCGTAAGGGTGGGCCCTGGGCACTGGATGCCCTGCGACATCCGATAGACCGGGTGCGGTCCCGTCATCATCTGGTAAGCGTTGACCGTGGCTTGCCCGGTGCTGGTGCTTTGCGGGTTTGCCACCGTTGTGTTGGCCTGTGCAGGCCCGCCCAGGGCGAGGGCTACTGAGAGAACACCGATTGCGATTCGGTCACCGTGGTGGTCTGGATGCTTCTGGTCACGTTCGTGACGGCATCCAAGCCCGGAGCTAGGAACGACTCGGTAATGCTCCAGCTTTCGCCAGGGTTGACGACTTGCCATTGAGGTTTGGTTTCAACGTTAGGGCTAGTCCAGGAAAAACTGACGCCGCCGACGGTCTGGTTGTTGGTGACAGTGGCTTCGGGTGAGATCGGCACATCACCCACCGTTTCGACGTTGTGGCCTGCTGCTGAATAGCTATAGCCAGTCCGGTAGTTGTAGCTGGTGATCTGCTCAGTTATTACCGTTTGGGACTCACTGCGAGAATTAAGTTGGCCCTGGGTGAACTGGGGCACCAAGGGCGCTGTGAGCCCTGGGCTAGGCAGCAGCAAAACCAGCAGCCAGGCCCTAGTCAATTTCCAGCTCGATCTTGGTGGACAAGATGGCAGAAGTTCCGGCATCGCCAGCTGTGACGGTTGCTTGGCCTGAGCTGGTCACCGTGGCAGCCAGTGATCCGGTCTCGCCGCCCGCGCCAGTGATGGTCGTCATCATCGCGGGGAGAGAAGGCACAACGCCATTTGTCACGGTGGTGGAGCTGGGGATGCTGTCGCCAACCGTCAGGCTCTCCGTCATGGAATAAGCCGAGCCAGGGGTGGTTACGTCATAGTCCGTATCCACGATGTCCGGCACACCGCTGGTGATGGTGGACATGTCCAAGCCACCGATCCGATTGCTTGTCGTTGTGCCGCTGGCCGTCACCGATGGGGTGACGTTGCTTCCTTGGCTGCTGTAGGTCGTGCCGCCACGAGTGGCTGAGCTATACGCCTGATCAACTGAGATTTGGGCGCTTTGAGTCATTACATGCCGGAGGTCAGCATGTGCCGGGGCAGCCAACAAAGTGATGCCCAATACAAAAAGTGCGCGGGTCATTTGATGCCTGCGTTGGTTTTGCTGTTATCAACGATAACGCTCTCTTCCTTTTTCTTCTTGCCCATTCGGTTCATCGTCAAACCGTAGCTAGCTGCCGTTGAACTCAACAAGGACGCGCTGAAAGTCACGTCAATCGACCCTTTGAAGTAACCCAAATAGTTGGCCGTGATGATGCCCATGGCCCAAAGCATGATCGTGATGCGGACAAAATCGCCAAGGCGTCCGCTGCCGTGTTCTTCCTGTTCTTCCGTCTTTGTCTGCGGTGTTTCTGCCATAACGCAACAGAGCTACGCTTTAAGGGTAACGATCAGGCCTGACCATGCTGCTTCTGATCCGCCCAATCCTGTTTCGGTTCTTGCAATCGGAAGGGGTCAAAAAACTGGTGATCGATCTTTTGACCGCCTACGCCGAATCGACCGAATCACAAATCGATGACCAAGTGGTCTCCTTTGTGGTCAATTCCATGTATCCGGAGAAAAGGATTGAAAAATGAGAATGTCCGTCTTTTCCGTGACGGGTTGGTTCGTTGCGGGCGGCGCGGTCACGCTGCTGTTGTGCAGCTCAATGCTGGTTTTCGTCGGCGGATATACAGCTGGCGAGAGCGCATGTGGCCAGCCATCATCAGGCCGTCTGTCGGTGCCCTGAGCGTGCTCAGCTTGCTGCCCTTCTTCCAACATTTCAGGGATGACTCGCCCTACCACCTGGCTGGCGTTGCGGCCCTACAAGAGGCCATGCCTGCTGAACTTCTCGCGGAAGATAGTGCGTGGTTCGAGGCGTGGCGGGCTGCTGGGATCGACCAGGAGGTTTTTGTTCCCTACTTCCAGCAACTCGACAACGGACAAGACGGCTGGCGTGAGTGTTTCGCCTCTTCCGCCGCCATGCTCGCAGCCAGCGCCGGTCTGGTCAGTAGTGATAACGAGTACATCTACCACTTGGCCCACTACGGGGACACCACCAGCGTTGACGCCCAGCTCCAAACGCTCCGGGCCCTGGGCCTGGATGTGGAGTTCACTAAGGAAGGCACTCCGGAGATGATCGAAGAATCCATCTCACGCGGGGCTGCGGTTCTCGTGGGGTGGCTCCATGCTGGCGACCTGACCAAAGGTGAGCCGCCAATGTGCGACCACCTCAGCTGTGGCCATTGGTCGGTCATCACCGGCTACCAAGGCAAACACAGCCCCGTAGGCGATCAATACTGGGTGCTGCATGACCCGATGGGTTACCCGCTGCTGCAGACGGGTGGCCATGACCAATCAAGGTCTGGCAAGTCGGTGCGGGTCCGCCAGTCCGAGTTCAACTACAGGTGGCTGGTTGATGGCCCAAAAACGGGTTGGATGATCACCATTAGGCCATAACCATGCGGAGGCCCTATGTCTTTCGACTGGATGATCGTCACGCCATCAGCCGAAGAATCCTTCGAGACTGAAAAGCTGGTCCGATCAATTATGAGCACCGACGACGTGGCAGAGCTGCAGGGCCTATGCGTGAGCCTTACCCGTCAGAACCGTCAGACGGCGCTTCTCCTGCAGCAGGCGGTGGGTCGGATCGCTGAGATGGACTGTCAGGGGTTCCGCGGCGTTTGATACCCAGGCGGTCTGCCTTGATGGCTGCCAACAGCTTGGTGTAGTGATCCTGGCCTGCCAAAAAGGGCGAGAAAAACTCGCCCTCCAGGATCAGCCCCATTTTGTCCAGCTCTCGAAAGGCTTGGAGTTCAGGGCCTGCCATCAGAACGGGATGTCGTCGCTGACGGGCTGCGTGGCCGGTGCTTTATGTGCCGGGGGGTTGATGTTGCCGTACCAGCCTTCGTCGTCTTCCTTACCGGGCTTTGCATTGAAGCCAGCAGAAATGGCGGTGACAGTTTTCACTTCTCTAGCTTCAAAATCCCAGACCTGAATTTCTCTGTGTTTGGCGGGATCATCCGCAAGATTCATCAGGTGTTGGCAGAAAGCCGGGATTGATTCCACAGGGATTTTGAGCTGCAGCCTTTTACCACCTGGGTTGTATTGATGGTCGGCGTCGTTCTCGTACACGTTCCATTTGCCAGGGACAGGGAGAGCGGGGTTGAAATCAGCCATTGATTTTGTCGGGGGTGATGGAGTGTTCCAGCTCGTAGGCCAGAACGTCATAGAGCTTGTATCGGACCAAAGGGATCCGGGGGCCAAAGGCCAGCCGGGGCACCTTGTAGAACACAGGGCCTGTCCCGTGCCTGCGATACCGGGCCAGCGTCTGGGGGTGTTTCCCCCAGCGTTGCGCTAGCTCCTGTTCAGTGAAAAAGGGACCGGCGTAGTGCGGGTCATATTTGGCCTCATTCATGGTCATGCGGTCGGCACCTTTTGCATTTCGCTTTTCCTTTCGTTCAACGCCTTCATCAGGTCTTGCTTATGAGCGTTAGTGAATTTCAGGTCTATGCCCTTGGCGGTTTTGCCTTCACGGATGGCCGCTTCAATGGCCACCCAGTCGGCATCAGCGCCAGCGTTTTTAATCCTGGTTTTCCATTCGTAAAAGGGCCCATGTTCAACCTTTTCGTCGTACAGCTTTTGCGTGCGCTTGTACTCCGGGCTGGGTGTTGGCCGCGGCGTTGGTGCAGGCTCTGACCCACGGGTCAGGTTCTCGGCGTTCTCTTCCTTGTCATACAAGGGCAAGCCGAACTGATTGCCGAATGTCCGTAGGGCCCGTTTGATCGCGTCGGTCTCTGCGCCTTTGCAGGCCATCTCGTGGTCAGGCTTGCTATCACCGCCCCAGCCTTCGCGGGTCACACCACCGGCACGAATACGAACGCGAGCGATGTAGGTGATGGGTTGTTCCTTCACACATTCCATGTGAACGGTTTCGCAGCTCCAGCCATCGAAACCAAAAATTCGGTTTGCTTCGGCGATGGCGTGTTCACCAGAGATGTAATCCAGTTTTCTGCCCTTGTGGCCATCGCGCTGTTTGACGTTGTTGAGGTCAAGAGGAGCGGCTAGGGCTTGCTTGGCAGCCTCGTCCAGCATGATTGTTGACATGTCCATTAGTTGAAGGCCCAGGCGGGCAGTGAAAGGGTTTGCACTTGGTCGTCGGTATGGCCGGGCCAGTCGTTGAACGCCACGCATTGGGCCACCAGATCCAGAGCCTGGCGGCGTAGATAG